TTGCCAATATCCTTAATTCTTCCGGTAATAACCTTAAGCTTTTCGTCTAATTTATCAGCATCTAATAGACGAATCTCAAACTCTTTAGCTTGTACCGCTCGCTGGAAATCTACATATGCTTCACTGATTTTTGCTATGTTCCTAGTTGCATCGTTTTCAACTTTTTTAAGGCTACTTATCTGTTCATTAATAGACTTTGTAGTAGCCTTAAAAGTTTCCTTAATTTGCTTATTAGTCTCACCAATAATGCCGGCAGATTCTTTAATCGCAGCATTATAGTATTTTGTTAACTCTGCAACGTTTCGACTAATAAACTGTTCACGTTTCTTTAATTCCTCTAGCATACCATCAGTGATCTTTTTCTCTTGTTTGGCTATTGCAGCTGCCTTAGCTTCTTCTGTCTTCTTAATCTCTTCAAAATTCCTCTGATATGCTTTTGCATAATCATTGAGTATGTTTACTGTAGCAGTCAGAACACCAGAGTAGTAGAAGAGTATTCTTAATGCCCCAACAATACCCCCAATACCCTTAGTAATATCTGCAAGAGTCTTAAGAATATCCCTACCAAGTTCTTCAGTAAAGAAGTTCTTGATCTTATTTATTTCTTTTTGTACTACGAATCCGGCACTTTCAACAGCTATTTCTTGTGCTTTCAAATATGACTGTTCACCCTTTGATATCTTATCCAAATTCTTTAGATAAGTTTCATAGCCTTCACCTGTTAATGCTAATGCACCAGATAGTCCTCGAATACGGCTAATATATTTTGCCAACTCTGAAGACTGCCCACGCGTACGCTCTTGCAATAATTTTAAGAACCCACCTAGCCCATACGTTTGGATAGCAGCTTCACCAGAAGCTACACCAATATCCTCTAAGAATGCCTTCATATCCTTAGTTGGCTTCAGTAACTTAACAAATACACCGCGTAGTTGTGTTGCAGCCTTATTATACTTAATACCCTGAATCGTTAAAGTAGATATGGTTGCACCTAATTCTACCATATCTACATTTAGCTGTCTAGCTAGGATACCAACATCACCAAATGAGCCGGACATTTCTTCCGCACGAACACGGCCCAGTTCGATTGTCTTAAAGAATATTGCCGCAACCTTATCAGCATCTTCTGCCTCTTTTCCGAAAGCATTGATACCTGCGGTTAAAAGGTTGACAGAAGTTGATGTATCTGTAGCTGCTACGCGAGCAAACTTATTTGCTTCAGCTAAGAACTTAAAAGTGTCTGCGCCTTTTGCTACCTGATTAGATAGAGTTTGATATGCCGCCTCTGCCTGATCTAGTACATCAAAACCCCATGAATCAGACAGTTCTCTCAAACTTTTTGACCAAGTATTGAAAGGTAGCTGTGCTTCCTGCGAAATAGTTCTGATTTCCGAAATCGCTATTTCAAACTGTATCGCAGCTTCAGTAGCTTCACGTAATTGGAATATTATTGCAGTTAAAGCGCGGCGTATAAGTTGGGCCGCAAAAATTCTAATAACTGATTGCCATGTTAATAGAATATTTTTAGTACCAGTATGAACCTTTTTGGTATCCTTGGACATTCTCTCAAGAGTCTTACGAGAAGATGCCCCAAGATTTTGTGTGGCTTTGGTCACACCATACATGGTGCTTTGTAATTTTGCTAAATCACCAGTATATACCCGGAACTCGCCCTTACGGACATGCGCCCAAACAGCATTGATTTCTTTAGCACCAAGCTTAGTTCTAGCCACAAACTCTTTAAGGGCCGTTATCGACTGCTTATATCGGAATCGTTCATCTGTAGTGGCTGCGCCCGGTATACTAACACCGCGAGTTACAGCTACCTCTGCGGTTGTTGCTCGTTGTGCTGCTCCAGCCGCTCGCTGCTGTTCAAGAGCAGCTTCACGTCTGGCTTTAGCATTGTCCCGTATTACAGCATTTAATGCTACCCATTTACGCCTATTCTTATCTAAAGGATCTCGCATCTTTTTAAAGGATATTGTTGCTTCACGGAACTCATCGAGCATAACTTTCATAGTGGCATTGGTGCGATCACCTTCTCTATTAAAAGTAACTAGAGAATTTTTAAGATTCTTTATAGCTTCATCAGTACCAAGCATTTGTTTTGTCAACTTCTTAAGTTGATCTGTAACTGGTACATCTGCTACTATTTTAAAGTGTTTGTCCATCACATGTACCTTTACTTAAACAAATGCTCTAAGCCAGGAATATAGTCTTCCCAATTATTATCAATAAATCTTATAAAAGCATCCGCGCCCTCATTCAAAGCATTCCAATAACCTTTATATGTTTCCCAATACCACCACTGGAAAACCTGTATATCAAAATTGAACTCCATAGTAGGTAACTTAAAACTGATTTTAGTAGCTCTCTCAGCTACTGCTTGACCCTCTTTAAGTGTTCTGAATCGATTCTCATAATATGTCCCATCTATACTCGTTAGTCCTTTCCGAGCTGCCCGTTTACGCTTAAAAACTATGACACTACTTATTTCTCCCCAAATTCTTGCTTGTGCCGCAGCATCATACAGGGACGCAGCCGACATACCTGTATCGACCTTGACCAAATCATCATACACAATTGTCCTAACGAATTCAGCAATAGCATCCTGCCACAGTTTACGCATATTAGACTTTAAAGCCCGATCATATCGTTTGATATCGGGCTTAAACGGGTCCCAAGCTAGTTCTAATTGAAACATTTTGTACCCTTTAAAGAATGGCCCCGCCCCAATTGGCGGGGCCATTCAATTATGTAGGTATCCTCATACTTGAAGCTTTCATCATTGTCTCATGCAGTTCCATTTCCTCATAGCCTCGGATTTGACTGTATGCTATTAACATGGCCTGTGCCCAAACGTTATTAGAGTCCCAAGAAGCTTGCACATCAGGTGGTCTAACACTCAGGCGCTCGCAAGCTCTCCAGATTGCGTATTCCTCGGTTCGGAACTTGGGGAGGCTGCGTCTTTTCGCATGGCCTCCTGATCGGCTAAAAAACGTTGGGTCGCCTCTTCGATTTTAGCTTCATTCAATCCATTAGCAGTTGAGACCATGGTAACTAATCGGCCCTGATCAGCCTGTGAAAAGCCTGCACGAGTCAATTCATCCTTGAAATTTCCCCAAGTAGAAGGATCGCTCATATCCACTGACTCAAACTCAAGACCATCAGTAGCTTCAAGAGATTTGAGAATCATCCAGTGACTTTTATGCTCTGCCCATTCCTCAATTTGTCCGAGGTATTTAGGATCATTAGGATCTCTGCTTTTGATACCACCGGGACGAAGAACCTCAGGTGGCTCAGGAACTGGACACGCTTTTTCAAAGTCTGTATAGTCCAACACAGCCTTTGCCTTAAAACAAATGTCACCACTTTGCCTAGGAAATACGATAATTTCCTCAGCCGGACCCTCGATTATTTTCCCGTGAATCTTCATAGCAGTTCTCCTTTTAATCCTTGTCTATTCCCCGACAAGTGAGGTAGCTAAGTTACTCTTAGCTTAAGGCACCAGTGGAATTGGCCTGACGAGTTACAGTAGCCTCAGTGACATTACACTGACCAGTAGCCGCAACAGTACCACCGCTAAGGTCATGGTCTAAAGTCTCATAACGGAAGTCTTGCAAGAGGATAACTTCCATATCTCCACAAGAAACAGGAGTAGGCGAATAAGTGATTTCGAGATCTACCGCGTACGGACGACAAGCATCCGCATCGACAGATACCCAATCAGACGCCTCACCCCTCTTCTTAAGGGCATCCTCGATGGTAGGAGTTCCGCCGCCAGTTGACCCCTTGAGGTATTCCCACACGAAGTCAAAATTTACACTGACAGGAACCTGATCACCTTCACGAACCTCATCAAGCACACCACGATCAAGAGTATATTCCATGTTGCGAGATTCGGTGTAGGTTAAATTACCCTCACCGATCTTTACTTCGATCTCATTGGCCGGCGTAGAGCCGTCCTTAATCTTGACAATGGCACGCTTAAGGTCGATTTGGGCGTATACGGTTTTCCAGACCCGATGCATCAACCATACCTCCTTAAATTGTTAACCTCATCTCGTAATGGCCTTCAACAGTTGCTTGGTGTACTTCTGCACTTGGAGCTATTTTCCCGAAGTAGCTGACCTGAACCTTCTCTTTGTCCCGGGCGTTATTAATGAGGTTCATGCAGCCAAGTAGACTATTGTCATCATCGGGACCATCTCCGAACTTATAAACCGGTATGTTACTAAAGGCCACAGCTACAATACCTATGTCTTTCCAAACACGATGATAGTCTTCATCATCCATCGCGGATTGGACCAATACGTTTATTTCTGAATAGACCTTCCAGTACCCCTTACTTAATTCAGTAAGGTATGGCCCGTCTACACGTAATTCAATAAAGTCTTTTTCAGTACGTGTAGCACGGTGAAACCCCTCAATATACAAATGCAGTCCCTGTTTCCGATCATTAAAATGTTCAGAAACAGAAGAGAAAATCCAACGGGGTAAGTTCTGGATTGTTTCTGCCATGTTATGCCTCTGGATCTACATCATCCGTATTAGAAACTTGCTTAGCATTTATTAGCCAAGCCTTATTGTGTTCAGCGATTGTTGCCGCTTTAATTTCGTAGCGCCTACCCTCAAACACTACATACATTTCCGTAGTTATTACGAAATCATCCGGCAAATCTTTAACATCAATAATAATATTCCTTGTTCCGGGTTCGAAAAGCCCTCCATATGTAAAATTCTTATTTGCAGCTATGAAAGACAGGTCATACTCAAAGTCTTTAAATGAACGTTGGGGTAACACTATTCCACGCTTTATTTTAATATATTCCAGATTACGTGTAACTTTACCAGTACGAAGATTATACACATCAGCAGAATCTCTGTACCCAATAAACATCTCAAGGCCAAACTGACGTTTTAGCTTATAGACGATTTTTCTAATCTGGCGTAGAACGTTTTGGTATGCCATGATTACCCCAAGGTGTTGGGTGGGGTCCGAAGACCCCACCCATTCCCCACCTCATTAACCGAGTACACAGACTCCCATGTTCTCATCGAGAACCTCAACACCACCGAGGATATCGACAGTCACAAGGTGACCCTGCTTGGAGCCGTCGTAAGTGATCACGACGCGGATCGACAGCCCGTTGTAGGACGCCACGCTCGAAAGCGCGCCAGTTCCCTGAGCAGGAGCCGCCAGCGGACGGGTAACGAGAGACACCGCATTCTTGTGGAACGCGAAGCCGAAGTCACCTGCCGGGCCAATACCGACAACGTCGCTATTGGAGACAGCAGCCGCCAGAGCACGGTCCACTACCAGTTCAACAGTAGTCGGAGTGCTCAGAGCGCCGTACACGTTGTCCTTGGTGACAGCAGCCGCGCCGAAGCTAACGAGCTGGCCAACCTTAGGAGCAACAGTGAACCCATCAACGGTCAGTTCCTTGGTGTAGTACTGATCATAACCATTGGCCTCATCAATAGCACCGGGGGTGTAGAAGGTGATGACGGCGTTATTGGCAACCGCACTCTTCAGCCCTGGGCTAATGGTGATGCTGCTAGGAGTTGCACCACCAACAGAAGCAGTCACCTTCTGCGGGGTCATGTCACCAGCAATGGTGCACCAAGTACCGGCCTCAATTGCACCGGAGTGGCCGTCCATCGCGATAGTCGTGCTACCAGCCGCGTAACCATCCGACTCATCTACCGCCCCGGCAGTAGTCGAACTGCCAGTCGCAACGCTCGGGCTGTTCTGGTCCATGAAGAAATCGAACCCGAACTTACGGCCCAAGTGACCTTCGCGCAGAGCGGAACCATCGTCGCCGACTTCGTTGGCCTTCGTGAACTCACCAATGTTCAGAAGGTCGCCTTCCATGTTCGGGCAGACGACGAAACGACGCATGACGCTCGGAACCTTGTTGTTGTTCAGAGTTTCACGGGCACTGATCACAACAGATTTGGAAATCGCCGTGCCAAGCTGACCAACAACGTTACCAGCAGCAATAAAACGGTACATCTGCATCAGAACGAGTTCATCAATAGCCTGTCCAATAGACAGGAGAGCCGGCTCCAAGTAAGTGTCACGGAGATTCTTGAAGCTCTTGGACTCTTCCCCGTCCTTGATCAGGAAGGAAGTGTGCCAGTGCTGATCCAGACGAACAGGAACATTGGTAGCCTGAGCGTCCTGCACCGTTACCTCATCGGCATCAGTCTTTCTCTTACCGGTGAAGGTGGCGGGACGGCGAGTATTAACCACATCGCCGAAATTCGAGATCTGATCCTCGAAGTCACGGTGCACCAGAGCGGCCGCAACCATGTTTGCTTCAAGAATCATAAGAGATTCCTGCGCCCACACCTCAGGGATGAAGGCATCATTGTCGTTGGCGAAAACAGTCCGCCAAATCTTAGAACTAACTAAAAGCATCTACGCGCCTCCTATTGGAAATTAACTTTGCCTGCTTTTCTGGCGGCTCGGTACTTGGCGGGGTCAGTTGCAAGTGTTTTCAAATCACTCTGCAAGTTATTGCCGCCACGATTCATCCCGCCGAGACCACCAGTTCCCTCGCCCTTGAAGAGGTTGAGGTACTCATCCATTTCCTTCATCCTCTTGACTGCCTCTTTCGGAGCAAGTTCAAGAGTAACGGGCTTGCCGTCCTTGTCTTTATCCTCCAGCTTTACAACCGGAGACATCTTACCAGTAGGCTTGCCCTCACCATCCAATTCCTCGACTAGGCGAGTATTAGGCCGCACAATAGCGACAATTTGCCCGGGAACGTATGCATCGTTAGATACAGCGGCGTCTGTGATAGCGCGTGAAATCGTTTCTTCCGTGTAGCGTCCCTGCCAAGTGTCAAGTTGGCCGGTTAAATCTTCAATCTGTTTCTTGTAAGCCTTCTCAAGCTTTGCCTTTTCCTTCTCAGTTAACTGATCCTTGGTCAGAAGCTGATTCTTCATGTTCTCGATGCGCTCATCATATTGTTGACGTTCTTCATCAGTAAGATTAGCCTTAGCTCTTAAAGCTTCAAGTTCATCAATCGCCTTTTGCTGCTGATCTTTCCACTTACGCTTCTCACTTGCTAAGAAGCGATTTACATCATCTTGCGAGAACTGCTTACTTGTGCCGCCACCCGCAGGGGGATCGCCCGCAGGAGGATCACCCGCAGGAGGATCGCCCGCAGGAGGATCGCCCGCAGGAGGATCTCCCTCACCATCATACACATTAAGCCACAGTTTGAACAGATCGGATTCCAACATCATTTTCTCCTAGCTGACCCTACTTAAGTCTACCGCTTGCGCATCACGCAAATAGGGCTTGAGGTATCGCCACGCAGCGACACTTGGTATCCCTGCGTTGATGTGCTCTGCCGGTATTAAACTGTCGTAGGTAGACCGCACGTTTGCGTAACCCTGAGATACCATCCTGAGATTTTCAAACTCAAGCTCAGGGTCTACTCCATCTAACAACGCGAGTGCTAACTCGCTACAAGCATACTTAATATCATCAGGTACAGTAGTATCCTCATCCCTAGGGAACTGTAGATCCTGTGAATCACTTGTTTTCGTCCCTTTAAAATTGAGCCGATCAATTAATCTAGTAGCATTGATTAATGACTTTTCCTTATTAGTTGAAGTGGCATCATCCCAAGCATCTGTATTCAATCTTCCATCAAAATATGACTGCGCCTCATCAACTGTGCAATAAGCAGAATCTGCACTAGGAGAAACAATAGGTATCTCCCCTTCAACATATTCGATATCCCCGCTTGTACGGGAAATTTTGAAAACATACTCATACTCTAACTCTTCATCCAAAGCACTTATACCATATTCATATACACCTGTAGCAGAATTAGTCGTAACGGTGCCAGCAGCCACAACAACAGTACCCGATACTTTCTCACGGATACCGTAAGTTCCTGTAATGTCTGACAGTACAACTTCAGTTGCATCAGTCAGTACACCGCTTTCATAATTCTCTACAAAGATTTCGCGAGTCATTATCTCACTCCGCTACGTGTGCGCTGTGTGCCTGTTATCGTTTGTCCGATAACATTTACACCACCACCGCCACTGAACAGGTAAGGACCAACAGCCCTGAGGTAGATGCTTGTGGCACAAGCTATGCTATCAGCAGTAAGATTATCAACACCACCCTCAGTAAGAATAGGATTCTCAATCTCAGACGACGAAGCTATTTCATCAACAGTTAGAACATGAACCTGACCAATAGTAGGTGTCTCAATCTCAGATAGACAAGCAATAGCCTCAGCTGCTAAAGCATGTACCTGACCAATAGTAGGTGTCTCTACCTCAGAAGCCGAGGCAATACTATCAGCAGTTAAA